GGTATAAGAGCGGGATCTACTTCATCCTTTCCTTGTTTTTTAAATCGATCTTTTACTCGAACTTCGACAAATACATGTCGCCGACGATATAAAGCCGATCGATCTCTTACCTCCGTTGGTGTGGGGTAATCTAAATTGGATGAAATAATCACGACTTGTGATCTAAAAACTTCTCCTTTATCTTCTAGAGAAGCCATATCCAAACGCATTTGTTCGTTGGATACAATCGTCATAATTTCTCCCATTTCTCCTGGTTGAGCACTTGATTGATCTATTGCTGCAAAATCGTCATATTTCACAGCATATTGTCCTGTATATCCATCCCAAAATTTCATATTCGGATTTCTTGAATAAGTCAAATTTGGTTCATCTGGTTTACAACCTGCCAAAACGGCGGGTAATATCGTTGATAAAAATGATTTTCCTTGTCCAGTTTTACCATAAAGGTAAATTGTAAATGGAACTCTTCGTGTTCCTCGTGTTAATGTTGAAATATCAACGATCTTAAAAAGATGATCTAATTTCTTAAATGTTGTTTCCAACAATTTATAAACTTGTCCAACTTTAGTACCATGTGCGGTACAATCCTTCAATAATTCCTGTCCTATTTTATGTAATCGTAAAATTTGTTGTTGTATAGGATGACTATAAGCCGCTTTCACGGTATAATCATGTGAATCCAGTGAATTAACTTCATCAATCCATTCAAAATATTTTGTTCCTGGTGCGAATATATCCAACCACCATTTAGTGGGCACAACGTAACTGATCCAGATTTGAATTTGATCAGGGACCGACCTAACAAACGCAAGGGCCAAGTCTGTGATTGATTTTACTTCGGATAAAATTCCATTCTTATAGCGCAGGGTTTCGTTAACGTATTTGAGTTGGTTCATATCTGGAAATTTTCCAGTAACGAGTGTTCCAATTCCGTTGGTGAGAATATTCATAAATTCAATTGCTCCTTGAGGTGAGGCTATTTTAGGGCCCTTTTCAGTTTGTGTCGAGCACGAAAAGGCCACTACCTTGGATACGAATTGATTTATAAGGAGAGTGTCGACTCCAAATAATTGGAAAAGTCGAACAATGAGTGATGGTACCATAAAAAATACCTTATTGATAAAAGCCATAACGATATCATAAAGAATCGTTAAGGCATCTAAGATCTTACTTAGAAAGGGTCGAACCGCTGGCATTACTTCCAGTGATTGTTTCACATTTTCGATCATAGCTGAAAATTGTGAAGCGGCTTCTGATATTGATTCCGCTGATTTCGTATAAGCCGAAATAGTTGTTGTTAATTCCGGTGTAAGTCGATTAAAATTTTGTGCCATTGTCTCTGCAGCAAAAGTTGCTTGCACGAGAGATGGAAATTGGCTTTCCATAAATGTTCTTGATTGTTGGTCGGCGTTATCCCGTT